AAAGGACAGTTTTTTGAAGATACGGCTGTTTCACAATCTCCTGTTAATTTGTTCCCAGGCAGTAGTATGCGCGGTGAGCCGGTTGAAAGCACGGCGGCAACTGACACAGAAGCGTTTTTTGCCAATCAAAATATGGCCCGTGATCAAGCTTTAGATGACGCTGTTAAAAGCATTCTTGCCGTTGATAAAACAGAGCAGTTTGACGATGCTTTAGGCAAAGCTTTAAGCGTTGCACCTGTTGGAAGCATAGATCCAATCGCAAGACCTGATCTGGGCTTTGAGTTTGGTTATACATCACCCCCCGGAAGCGTATTTGATTTAAGGGGTGATCCTTTGTTCGTTACTCCGGTGGAGCAATTTGCTTTGGAGCAAGAGGCGAAGGCGAAGGCGGCGGCTGCGGCCAGTGGAGTAGAGGACACTTCTGTAGAGGGGCCACTGGCTGAAGCTGGCAGTTCTGTAGACAGGCTGATGGTGACGCCGATTACGAATCTTAGGGGCGGTGGTCAGCGCACTGCTGGCGAGGATCTTACCATGAGGTCTGAGTCAGGCATTGCCAAGAAGCTTCCTCAGAATATCATTGAGAACATAAACAAGGGCAGGCCAGCCGTCATTGATGCGCGGAGTGGTCAGATCACTGGTTACGTAGGCGAGGGTTTGTTTGGCATTGGCAACGCTTATACTGGCCGTCCGGGTTATGATCCTTTTGGTCCGAACGCGACTTTTGATCAAGCGCGCAATGCGTACATTGTTCAGCCGGATATTATGGGCAATGCTGGTGCGCCAACCAGTGATGATCGTGTGTTAGCGACTCCGGCAGTTCCGGCAAGTCCGGCACAGGCACCTGCTACACCGAACCCGCCTATGATCACTCCCCCAGATAATCCGCTCTTTCCAGCACCCCCACAAGATGTAGTGGTTCCCTCCCCGCGTGGGCCTGTGAATATTGGCGCTCCGGTTCTGAGTGCGCCGAACATTGCTCCAATTCAGCCTGTTGGTTTGCCGCAGTCGTTCTTGGATTTGTTGGCTAATTTTAACCGTCCGGCTCCGGTAGCCATGCAGGATGGTGGCGCAGTTTTGGACAAGGCCGCTGACAATTTCTTGGAGGCGCTGAAAGTAGCGTAGGGCTGTGGACGAAGCCTTTAACATAAACACAGAGTACCTTACTGATGCTGAGTTAGAGCAGCTTAGTAAGCATCTGGACAAATACAAAGAACTACATGAGCGTGATGAGCTTCAGGGTGGGTTTCTGAAGTTTGTTAAGCATGTCTGGCCGAGTTTTATTGGCGGCAGTCACCACAAGATTTTTGCTGAGAAGTTAGAGCGTGTCGCCAAGGGTGAGCTAAAGAGGCTTATCGTGAACATGCCGCCTCGTCATACGAAGTCTGAGTTTGCGAGTTATTTGTTTCCTGCGTGGGTTATGGGGCGTGATCCTCATACCAAGATCATTCAGGCGACGCACACTGCTGAGCTTGCAGTTGGCTTTGGTCGAAAGGTGAAGAACCTTCTCGACAGTGAGATTTACCGTGATGTTTTTCCTGAGATCGAATTGGCTAGGGACGCTAAAGCTAGTGGTCGCTGGTCTACGAACGAGGGTGGCGAATACTATGCTGTTGGTGTAGGCGGTGCGCTGGCAGGTCGTGGTGCCAACCTTTGTATCATTGACGATCCTGTATCAGAGCAGGATGCGTTGTCTCCCACCGCGTTAGATGGGATTTACGAATGGTACACATCAGGACCGAGACAGCGACTACAGCCGGGCGGGGCGATCATCATCGTAATGACGAGGTGGTCGATCAGGGATTTGACCGCGAAGGTATTGCAGAAGCAGGCCGAGGGCGGAGCGGACCAGTGGGAGGTTGTGGAGTTTCCGGCGATCTTCCCCGATACAGACAACGTGTTGTGGCCAGAATTCTGGAGCAGAGACGAGTTAGAAGGTGTTAGGGCAAGTATTCCTGTTAGTAAGTGGAATGCGCAATACCTCCAAAACCCGACAGCCGAAGAAGGTGCAATCATCAAAAGGGAGTGGTGGAATGTTTGGGAAGCTGATGATCCGCCGCCGTGTGAATACATTATTCAGAGCTACGACACGGCGTTTACAAAAAGCGAAAGAGCAGACTATAGCGCTATTACAACGTGGGGTATCTTTTATCCGGACGAGGGTGATGAGCCTGCCATTATTCTCTTGGATGCGGAAAAAGGACGATGGGAGTTCCCAGAGCTAAAAGACGCAGCTTTGAGGCTCTACAAAGATTATGACCCTGACATGGTGCTAATCGAGCAAAAGGCGTCTGGTACGCCTCTTACGCATGAATTGCGNCAGATGGGNATNCCTGTGAGTGCNTTTACCCCCGGCAGGGGCGCTGACAAGTTNTCTCGNATGAANGCTTGNTCACCTGTNTTTGAGAGNGGCATGGTGTGGTCACCNGACACTAGATGGGCTGAAGAGGTCATTGAGGAGTNTGCGGCGTTTCCTAACGGAGAACACGACGACTTGGCCGATAGCATGACACAGGCTATACTTCGTTTTAGGCAAGGTGGTTTTATTCGCACTCGTGCTGACTATGAGGACGAGGACATTCACGCATACCGAAGGCGTAAGGAGTATTATTGATGGCTGACAAACTAACCCCGCGTCAAAGAGTGAAAATGGCTGAGATGAGAGACGCTCTTAAAGCTGCTGGTGATCCTCGCGCCAACGACAGAGATTTTCTTATTAAGAGAGTAAAGATGATCTCTCCTTCAGGGCCGAAGACAATGAAAGGCGGCGGCGCAGTCCTAGCTGGTCGTGGCAATAATTTTAAAGGGGTCAGGTGATGTCTGATCGTATGAAGGCTGCGCCTTTAGGCAGATCTCCAATTCTTTCTGAAGAAGAATTAAGGGCGCTGGGTGAACTAAGGCGCAATCGTCCGCGCTTGCGTCCTAGACCTCCTCAAAATCTATCTAATAAAGACTTTGAACGTATGCGTAAGTTGTTGATGAAAAACGTGACAAAATACAAGAATGGTGGCGCAGTCATGTCTGGTCGTGGCAGTAACTTCAAAGGAGTCAGGTAATGTCTGGAAGAGGCGGTTCTATTAAGAAAAGCAAAAAAAATCCGATGGCACGACGGGGCAGCACACCAATGCCTCAAGTTTTGCCGAAGAGTCTCGGTGATGCGTTGGTAGATGTGTACAAAGGCAAAAGAGCGGACATGGAATCTGGTTTGCCTAGCATGTCTCAAGATAGGATTATTAAGAAAGCCGTAAAAGAAACGCGCCAAGAAAATCCCAAGGCAGTCAAAAAGTTGAGAGAGCAATATGCCGGTATGCAAGAAGGCGGCGCTGTCCCTGCTAAGTTCAAAGGCTTCTCCAAGCTGCCAGAAAAAGTTCAACAGAAGATGAATCCTGATCTTGCTCAGAAGTATGAGGATGGTGGGGAAGTTCGTGGCGCAGGTTCTGCTATTAGTGGCAGAGGGTTCAAGGGAATCCGTTAAGCATGTATAAGGGAAGAGAGGCTGGCGTCTGGCTTTGTGTCTCTTGCCCTTCGATGGCACAGCTACTTTTCCCACACCGAGTAGCGCCGATGTCAGCCTCACCTATGGGAGTGAAATATGGCGATTGAAAAAGGTATCGGTTCCGGTGGCGAACAATTGCTCGTGGATGGAATTGCTCCAGAGCAAGTAAATGTTGAGCCAATGATGTTAGAAAACCCATCAATTCAACAAATGGATGACGGGTCTGTTCTTGTTGGAGAGATAGAAGAACAGATCGAAGTAACTGCTCCTGTTCCTTTCGACGCAAATCTTGCCGATTACATAGATTCCGGTGAGCTTGGGAGAGTTTCTAGCGACCTTGTTAGTGACATTGAAGAAGACATGTCTTCACGCAAAGAGTGGGAAGATACTTACAAGCGTGGCATTGATCTTCTTGGCATGGAGTATGATGAGCGCACTGAACCTTTCGAGGGTGCCACAGGTGTAGTTCATCCGCTGCTTTCTGAGTCTGTCACGCAGTTTCAGGCACAAGCTTATCGTGAAATGCTGCCGTCTGGTGGCCCTGTTCGCACACAGATTGTTGGCACAGAAACACCTGAAGTTGTTGCTCAAGCCGAGCGCGTCAGTGATTACATGAATTACATGCTCACTTACGAGATGGAGGAATATGATCCTGAAACGGATCAGATGCTGTTCTATCTGCCGATTGTGGGTTCTACCTTTAAGAAGGTTTATTTTGATCCTCTGCTTCAGCGCGGTGTGAGCAAGTTTGTTCACGCTGAAGACCTTGTTGTGCCGTATGGTGCGACTGACCTTTTGACCTCTCCTCGCATCACTCATGTCATTCACATGGATAGCAATGAGATTCGCAAGATGCAACTTGCTGGTTTCTATCGTGATGTTGATCTGCCGTCATCTTCTGGTGGTGGTGGAGTTGATTATTCAGAGGTTCAAGAGTCGATTGATGAGGCTCAAGGCGTACAGATGTCCGGTCCCTCTCAAGAAATGACGTTGTATGAGGTACATACATCTTTGGATCTTGAAGGCTTTGAAGACATGGATGCTCTCGGTGAACCAAGCGGTCTAAAGCTCCCTTACATTGTAACCATTCTTGAGTCCACTGGTGACGTTCTTTCTATTCGCAGGAACTACACTCAAGGTGATCCGCTTGTGCGGAGACAGCAATACTTCGTTCACTACAAGTTTTTGCCCGGACTTGGCTTCTATGGCTTTGGCCTTACCCACATGATTGGAGGGCTGTCTCAAGCCTCTACAAGCATCCTGCGGCAGCTTATTGATGCAGGCACGCTATCCAACCTACCCGCTGGATTTAAGGCGCGTGGTGCGCGTATTAGGGACGAAGATGAGCCTCTTCAGCCCGGTGAGTTCCGTGATATCGACGCCGCTGGTATGGATATTCGTCAATCTATTATGACTTTGCCGTTCAAAGAGCCATCAGGGACGCTTTACAACCTTCTTGGCACTCTTGTTGACTCTGGACGCCGTTTTGCGTCTATG